GGCAGAAATGAAATTAAGCATTGCACTAGAGCTCATTATCTCTTGGTGCTGCGGCGAGGAAATCCATCCTCGGCCACTTGGGGAAGTACTGGACCGTGGTACTAAAGTGGACTTTGAATGCGTTTTAGGGTCTCGCCAGACTGTCAGGACTATAGTCACGAGGATTGGACAAATATCCTCGTGTTGGGTGGTAGGCACCCAACCCAGGAGCGCGCGGAGTCACGCGCGATAGTGTACCTCAAGTAGAGACTTGAGGGCCACCTCGTAGGTCTGGATCTCGACGTTTATCTCATAATAAGTGCAAATGAGAACAGAAGCTCGGCAAATCTGCTCATAAAAAGCTTTGTCATACTGAACAGCAGCGAGGAGCGCGCTGCGAATGCGACTCTCCGCTTGGACACGGTGAGCTTGAAGGTCTTTTCCAGTGACCCACATGAGCATACGTTGAATGATCTCTTTGGGTAGAGGGGCGTAGACGAGGCCTCCTCTGTACACAAAATAACGCTTGAGGTACTGGGCATCGAGAAAGTGGGTAGGGGTAAGCGGGAGGTCTTTCTTGTCACATCGCTGGATGGTTATCCCGAAATTCTCGTCACAATGTTGTTGGAATTCAGTGATAGAGGCATGTTTTCCTGTGCGGGCTTTGATTATTCCGGCAATCGCGTCATCGGAATAAGTGCTGAGGAGAAACTTATCATCTTTGTCTTGGAAATAAGTGGCGTAGAGCTGGGTGTCGACGTAAGATCCAATGATGGAGGTCCAATAGTCTCCGCTCGGGTCAATATGGTGGACACGGTAGGCGTGGCGACCAATGACATGGGTCTGAAAACCCATGGAGAGGAAGTAGTTGAGGGTTGCAGGACACTCGCATCGACTCTGGGCCCACTCACCACAATGTTTGATCGAGGGGTAGGTGATTGAAATATCAAAGCGCTCTTTGTCCTCAGTCCAAATTTCGTCTGCACGAGACAACTGAAGACGATTGGCAAGCTGTTGCCATTGGTAGGAGGTCGGATTGATTCCGACCGCGCACGTTGACTCTGTGGGAGCGGATTCCAGTGCGGCGACGAACATACCGGTCGCGCGGCGAGCGACGATAAGACGGGCGACGTCTTCAACATAGAAAACGCGAGTTTTCCCTTTATCGACAGAAGCGTTTTCGCCAAGTTCATCTTTAAGGGCGACGTTGATGGTGATAGGGACAGGACCCTTGTGTAGGGCAGCCCACAAGGTGTCAACTTCTGCAATGAGGTCCGGATGAATGGTCTTCGCTTCAAAATCGATAAGCTCGGACCGGAGGATACCTCTGCTGCGAAAATAGGGGCCGCTAGCGGCAGTAGGGTCAATGGGTTTGAGGACATCGTTGCCAAAGACTGCCTCTTGAGTTGAGATGGCGGGGTACTTTTTCCCTTTAGGGAGGTGAGGACACATGAGGTGATCAATGTCGCGCAGGGGGGGAACTGGACGGTCTTTTACTCCTTCTTGCTTAGAGAGAGCTTTAAAGAGAGGACTCACACGGTTCCCATCAGGGTCAATGAAGGGTGCAAGGTGGCGGGGCTTAAAGAGTTTA